TAAGGCTAGTGTAGTCAGTGACTTTGCTAGACCTAATCTATTCCAAGTGGATCTTAACTTCCCCACTGGAATTATTAACGAGTCTGCGCTCAGCACATTCGGTAAGTTTACGGTTAGAGCAGCAAATCTTCCCGCTTCTCAGATCGGTGTTATCGAAGTGCCCTTTAGAGGTCGTGTGTTAAAGATCGCTGGTGATCGCACATTCGAGCCTTGGACAATCACTGTGATGAATGACAGCAATTTTGTCATGAGAAATGCTTTTGAATTGTGGGCAAATTCAATTCAAGCAGCAAACGAAAACTTTACTGCAGCTGGCACTCTTGGTGATGCTAGCGATGCAACTGGTTATTTTGCTGACATGAGCGTCCATCAACTCGCAAGAGATCTTAAGGATGGTGATTCACCTAAGATTCTCAAATCCTACAAATTCTACAACGTATTCCCAAGCAACATTTCCGCAATCGATCTCGATTATGGCAATAATGACGCTATTGAAGAATTCACTGTTGAGCTTCAAGTCCAGTATTGGGCACCTGAAGCAACTCAAGGGAGATGAATTTAAACCCTGATAAATATATCAGGGAATTAATTCAAAGCACATAATGTCTCAACTATTTGGATTTTCGTTGGATCGTGCTAAGAAGGCCCCAAAAGGGCCTTCTTTCGTGCAAAAGGATAATCTTGATGGATCGCAACCAGTATCAGGTGGCGGCTATTATGGTTATACCGTAGATTTCGACGGAACTGTTCGTAATGAATATCAGTTAATCTCTCGTTATAGAGAGATGGTTTTACAACCAGAATGTGATAGTGCAGTTGATGATATCGTCAATGAAACTATTTGTGGAAACTTTGATGACGTGCCAGTAGAGGTGGAGTTATCAAATCTTAAAGTTTCTGATAAAATTAAAAAGTTAATCCGAGAAGAGTTTCATGAGATTCTTCGTCTTCTCGATTTTGAAAATCGCTCGTATGAAATCTTCCGTCGTTGGTATGTTGACGGCAGACTATTCTATCATAAAGTAATTGATCCACAGAATCCCAGTGGTGGTTTGATTGAGTTACGTTATATCGATCCCCGTAAGATTCGCAAAATTACAGAGCATGAGCAAAAGAGACCTGAGCAGTTGCGTGGTGCTCCTCTCAATGAAGCACTGTCTGCAAAGTCAGCAGAGTATTTCTTGTATGATCCAAAAGGTTTAAAGAATTCTACCAACCAGGGTTTGAAGATTGCACCAGATTCTATCTGCTATTGCCACTCTGGTATTCAAGATCTCAACAAAAACATGGTGCTTTCGCACCTACACAAAGCAATCAAAGCGGTAAATCAACTCCGCATGATTGAAGACTCTCTAGTTATCTACCGTTTGAGTAGAGCACCTGAGCGTCGTATCTTCTATATTGATGTTGGTAATCTTCCCAAGAATAAGGCAGAGCAATATCTGCGCGAAGTTATGGGTCGTTATCGTAATAAACTTGTGTATGATGCAAACACAGGTGAGATTAAGGACGACAAAAAATTCATGTCAATGCTAGAAGACTTCTGGCTTCCTAGACGTGAGGGTGGTCGTGGCACAGAAATCACTACTCTTCCTGGTGGACAAAACTTGGGTGAGTTGGAAGACGTTAAGTATTTCCAAAAGAAACTTTACAAAGCACTCAACGTTCCTTCGTCTCGTTTAGAAACAGAAACGACTTTCAATATTGGTCGTGCTGCAGAGATCACTCGTGACGAAGTTAAATTCCAGAAGTTTGTTGCTCGTCTCCGTAAGCGTTTCTCTGAATTATTTACCGATCTGCTGAAGACACAACTCGTCCTCAAAGGTATCATCACCATTGAAGAATGGGATGAAATGAAGGAGCATGTCCAGTTTGATTACATTGCGGACAACTACTTCAGTGAGTTGAAAGATAATGAGATTACCAATGAGCGTCTCAATATTGTCAACTCTATGGACCCTTATGTTGGCAAATACTTTAGCGTCGAATATATTCGCCGTCAAGTCCTGAAGCAAACTGACGTTGAAATGAAGGAAATTGACGAGCAGATTGAAGCGGAAATGGAAGCAGGTATTATTGCTGATCCTGCTGCCATGGAAGATCCTGCTGCTATGGGCGGTGAAGCACCTCCCGCAGAAATGGCACAACCACCTGCGGAAGAAACGGGTCCTGATCCAAGTGATCTGAAAAGAGGGGAATTCTAAATAATAAATACTTATTGAATATAATTACTATTTTATCATTATGCCTTCCGATATTGCCAATGAGATCGTAGATAAGATTTTCGGTGACGAAAAATCTAAAGCACTTGATGCCGTAAGTGATGCATTAGGGGCGCGAACCTATGAATTGATCCAACAACGAAAGTTGGAATTTGCTAAAACAATGGGTTTTGATTTGGGTGATACTGCTCAGGATGCTGCAGATGCAGTTGCTGATGCGTTGCCCGACAATATCCCAGATGAAGAGGAAACCCCAGAAACCGAAGAGGAAACAACCGATGAGACTGATAGCTGAAGAAATTACTCAAGTAGAATTTATTTCTGAAGAATCTGAAGGTAAGAAAAATTACTTCATTGAAGGTATTTTCTTGCAAGCAGAATTGCAGAATCGCAATGGTCGCATGTATAAGTTGCCAACTCTACAGCGCGAAGTTGCTAAATACGATGAGAACTACATTCAAAAAGGGCGTGCTCTTGGAGAATTAGGTCATCCTGATGGTCCTTCTATCAATCTAGATAGAGTGTCTCACAAAATCGTTTCCCTCAAGGAAGATGGAAATAACTTTATCGGTAAGGCAAAGTTACTTGACACTCCTATGGGAAAGATCGCCAAAAATCTTCTCGACGAAGGTGTGAGACTGGGTGTTTCATCCAGAGGTATGGGATCATTGGTAAAAAAAGAAGGTTGTAATGTTGTCGCAGACGACTTTATGCTTGCTACTGCTGCTGATATTGTGGCAGATCCCTCTGCTCCTGATGCATTTGTTGATGGAATTATGGAAGGTAAGGAATGGGTTTGGGACAATGGAATTCTTAAAGAGTCTGCAGTGGCTCAAATTAAGGACGAAATCGACCAATCTACACTCATCAATATCCAAGAGCGCAAAATTTCCGCGTTTAAGGCATTTTTGAAGAGTTTGTAATTTATAAATAAACATAGACAAACAAATGCTAAACGGAGTAGATCAAATGTCTGAATCCCTCGATAAAGAGCTAGATAATATGGAAACAGTGGCCGAAGGTTCTGATCCCGTCACCAAAAATGCTAAGCCTGGTGAAAAAATTGACACCTCTAAAGGTGGTGCTGCTAAGGTGATTACGGTAACTTCTGATTCTGAAGAAGGTGCTAAGGGCACTAAAAATGCTGGTGCTTCTGCTGCAGGTGCAGTGAAGCATGAAGGTGACAAGTCACTGAAAACCAAACCCAGTGATGCATCCGCTAAAATGGAGGACGTAGAGGAAGATGGCGAAGAAACGATCGCTGAAACCAAGTACGACTTTACTGAGGATGTTGACGCTCTTGTCGCTGGTGAAGAGCTCTCAGAAGAATTCAGACAACGTGCAGCAACAATCTTTGAAGCAGCAGTAACTGCTCGCGTCAACGATGAAGTTAAAGCGATCACTGAAGCATTTGAAGCTACTCTGACTGAAGAAGTCGAGAGCATCAAAACAGAATTGGCCGAAAAGGTTGATGACTATCTCTCGTATGTTGCAGAGACCTGGATGAAGGAAAATGCTCTCCAGATCGAGCACGGCATTAAAAACGAGATTTCGGAATCTTTCTTTGAAGGTCTAAAGACTCTCTTCATCGAGCACAACATGAGTGTGCCCGAAGAGAAATTCAACCTGCTTGACGGCATGGTTGAAGAGCTTGATGAGATGGAAGCTAAACTCAACGAGCAAATCGACGCCAACGTCCAGTTGAATAAGCAACTGGGATCTTATATCAAAATGGAAATCGTGAATGAGTGTGCTGCAGGTCTTGCAGAGACTCAGAAGGAGAAGCTTGCTTCTCTGGCAGAGGGTGTTGAGTTTGAAACTGAAGAAGATTTTCGTAAGAAAGTCGAAACTATCAAGGAATCATACTTTACTCGCAAGGTAGTTGCTGAGGCAACCGATCCTACCGAAGATAAAGGCGAGACCCTTGTAGAAGAAACTACATCTGGCACCATGTCGAAGTACGTGGATGCACTCAAGATGTGGTCTAAATGATTAATTTGTAAAACTACTTTTTTAAACGGAGCAATAAAAATGGCATTCCAAAACCTCCAAGAAAAGTGGGCACCCGTTCTTAACCACGATTCTCTTCCTGAGATCAAGGATTCTTACAAGAAAGGCGTTGTCGCACAACTTCTGGAAAACCAAGAAAGAGCAATCGCTGAGGAAGGCAAGATCCTCACCGAAACTCTCCAAACTACAGGTTACACACAAGCTAGCTCGGACACTGGTCCTGTTGCTGGTTTCGACCCCGTTCTGATCTCCCTGATCAGACGCTCCATGCCTCAGCTAATCGCTTATGATATCGCTGGCGTCCAGCCCATGACTGGTCCTACTGGCCTTATCTTCGCAATGCGTACCAACTATGGCGCAGAGCGTAATCCCGCTGCTGCTGGTTACGATGAAGCATTCTTCAACGAGCCCAACGCTGGTTTCTCGGGTGGTGCTGGCACCTACGATCCTGGTGCATCTTCTTCTACTGACAACGACGCAGAAGGCAACAACCCTGGTCTCCTCAATGACAGCCCCGCTGGCACCTATGAGCAGACAGGCGATGCAACTGGCATGACCACTGCTACTGCTGAAGCACTAGACGACAGCGGCAACAGCTACTTCCGTGAGATGGGTTTCTCGATCGAGAAGGTCACCGTCACTGCAAGAGCACGCGCCCTGAAGGCAGAATACAGCATCGAGATGGCACAAGACCTGAAGGCAATTCATGGTCTGGATGCTGAGCAGGAGCTCGCTAACATCCTTAGCACTGAGATCCTCGCTGAAATCAACCGTGAGGTTGTCCGTACCATCTACACCAACGCAGTTGCTGGTGCTCAAAACAACACCGCTAACGCTGGTATCTTCGACCTCGACGTTGACTCCAACGGTCGTTGGTCTGTTGAGAAGTTTAAGGGTCTTCTTTTCCAAATCGAGCGCGATGCTAACGCAATTGGTCATCAGACTCGTCGCGGGAAGGGCAACATCCTGATCTGCTCTGCTGACGTTGCTTCTGCACTTGGCATGGCAGGCGTCCTCGACTACACTCCTGCTCTCGCTGGCAACAACGGTCTCGCAGGTGTTGATGATACCTCCAGCACTCTGGTTGGTACTCTCAACGGTCGCATCAAGGTCTACGTTGATCCTTATTCTGCAAACGTTGCTGATAAGCACTTCTACGTTGCTGGTTATAAGGGCACCAGCCCCTATGACGCAGGTCTCTTCTATTGCCCCTACGTCCCCCTCCAGCAGGTTCGTGCTATCAACCCTGACACCTTCCAGCCCAAGATTGGCTTCAAGACTCGCTACGGCATGGTCTCGAATCCCTTCGCTCAAGGTCTCACCCAGGGCAGCGGTGCTCTCACCGCTAACACCAACAAGTACTACCGTCGCGTCCAGGTTGCTAACC